TAAGGGTACTAATGCCATTTTAATTTCCTGTTCTTAAATACCAAAGTGCGGGGGGTCCACCAACACTTTCTTCCACTTCGTATCTTTGCGATTGTTGCCTAGAAAAAGCACCACCACCGCCGTAACCTCCAACCCCTCCATTTCCAATATAAGTATATATGTTTCCACTAGATGTTGATGTTGCAGCACCGCCACCGCCAAATGGGTTATGTCCGTTAACACCATTTATATTATAATGCCCTGAAGAAGTAAAATAATCGTAAGTTCCGACTGCTTGCCCAAAGTCTGTATCAGACAAACCTGTTAACCATTTAGTGCCAGAGGCAGGGTTACCGCTTTCTTTAATATGACCGCCGCTAGCAAGTGTTGTTCCACTTAGAACGCTTCCCTCTATGCCGTTAAGCCGTGATTTATCAGATAAGTTAAAAAAATCAACTGAACCGCCACCGCCTGTTCTGCCGTTATTGTCTTGCGCTAAACCAGTTTGAATATCGACGCCTGCACCGCCAATACGTTGCGCTTTATTTGTTAATCTTGAACTGCTTCCCATAGTTCCCACCGCTGTAGTGCTTGGGCTTCTATCAGTGCCATGCCTTGCTCTTACTAATGTATTGTTATCACCTACTATTTGCCAATCAGTAAAATAACTGCTTCCCGTTTGCGTTGGGGTTGTAAATGACCAACTTTCACTTCCATTTAATTGTATAGTCCAAAAAGCTATGCTTGCCGCACTTCCTCCTGCAATGCCGCCACGACCAACCATAACAAAATTATAAGTTCCCGATGCCAAAGTTGTTCCTGTTGATGCAACAGTAACTAATTGATAATACGGTCCATTTGTTGGTACTTTTCCATCCGCAGCTGTATAGTCAAAAGGTGGTATTGAACTTGCACCATAAAAAGATTGCAAGTTAATAGCCCCTGACGGTGTAGTAATTAAATCTCGAATATCAGTGTCGTTTAATGAAACAGTCGTGCCTGTTGTACCGCCTACCTCAATGTGAAGGTCGTTAAGAGAAATTGCACCTGTTGTCTGTAACGTCACTAGCTATGTATCCTTAAATAACAGTGAGAATAATTCCAAGCTACCGACCATCCATATCCTGTCCCAATAGTTAAATCTGAATAATTTCCGCTTGATGGTCTTTTTTGCAGTTTCGCATACATTGAATAGCGTTCATCTACTGCGTAACTCCTAGGAACAAGTAGCCGATTATCTAAATCACCACTTGGCACAGTATAATCGTAATAAGCACCGCCCTGACCGCCTTTAGCGACTATATTAATAATTCCTAAATATGTATTTGTTGTTGGGGTTGCCGAGCCATTTATATAGCGTGTTGAGCCTTGGTAAGAATAAATATCGCTATCATTTACGCTTCGCCCTTCGCTTTCATAATCGTAGTGACTTATGTCACTTGCCGCCGCCTCAAATCGCATTAGACAACAATATTTTTCGCCTTCATCACTGCCGCTATTTACTGGCCCAGTATGCGGGCTTTGCCAGTTACCATACATAGTAAAAGAATTTCCAGTTGTAGACCCTGCAATAGCGTACTGTATTCGGCATTGATTGTGATAATGGTAAGGTGTTGGCGTACCGCTTGTCCATCTATCGACATAGGTCCCCGCTGTTGTCCAAGCTTTTGCACCTGTGCCCGTTGGGTTGCTTAAATAAGCAATATCAGAACCGTTAAGAGTAACCCCGCTATTATCATAAAAAATTGCTACTAAAACATCGCCTTGACTTATATTGTTGCTTGGCAAAGTAATCGTTTGGTTTGGTCCACCCGCCCCATCTTCTCTTAATTTAGGAGATAAAACATATTCTTTATAAGCGAAATCTTTTGAACTTGCGCCATAAAATTCTAACAAACTACTTTGGGCATTTGCACTTTTGCTAAGAATATCTCTTATGTCTTGGTCGTTAAACGAACATTCAGTCCCACTGGTGCCGCCCGCTTCGACGTGCAAATCGTTTAAAGAAATTGCTCCAGTAGTTTGTAAGGCCATTTATGGGGTTCCATAGGCTGTCACGTTGTCAGTTACGGTTATTGCTCCCGCTGACGTAAGTGCAAATTTTACTGTGCCTTGGTATGAAAATTTAAGACTGCTACCTGATTGCGTTATTGTCCAGTCGCCTAAGTCAACGGTTGTTGCTTGCACTTCTCCCGCAGTGCCATAAATTACAGCTTTACTATTTACAACAGTATTAGCTGTCGCCCCATCAAGGGCATCGAATTGAGCGGAGTTTAAGTGATTAACAACAGTGTCTAAGGCATTATTGATTGTTAGACCCCAAGTGTTTTCACTACCTCCGATAGTCGGTTTGGTAATTGTTACAGTCATGGCTTTATCTCCTATTTATCTTGCAATATCATATTTATGTTTTTACGTCCAGTTTTCCGAAGTTGGAACATCGTCAGGAATTGGCCATTGTGATGCCGAACCATCGCCTGATATAGTACTCGATTGGTCAGTGAATACTGTAACTGGCAATGCGGGAACTTCTGTATAAATTTCTGGTGGCACTACTTGCTCAGTAATAACAATTGGCGGCACACTTATTTGTGTAAAAGGGAAGCTCATTGTTCCAACGACAGGATTACCAATAGTAATTGACTGCGCTGTAATTTGGTGAACTTGTGATACGTTTGCAGTGCCGACAACAGGGTTGCCTAGCGTTAAATTTGGTGCGCTAAAAGTTTCCGCTTCGAAAACACTTAGCGTTGGTACGCTTGGTGCGCCAAATGTAATATCTGCACTAGAGCAAACATGATTAACTGTTATTGTTGGGCTACCAACAGAAACGGCCCCTAAATTTATATCTGAAGAAGTTAAAACATAATTTTCTGTTAAGTTCGCAGATGCTAATGAAATATTGCCAGTTGTAACATTTGGCGCAGATAACACATAATTTATAGTTGCAGTCGCAGTAGCAACAGAAACATTTTGTGTTTCTACATTATTGCCTGTTAATGCAAAATTAATTGTTGCGGCAACGCTTGGAACAGAAATGTTTTGCGTTGTTACATCATTACTTGCAAGCACATGATTTTGACTTAAATTTGCATTTGCTACTGATATATTGCCCGTTGCTATATCTGCCGATGCAAAAACATAATTTTCACTTAATGCTGTAGAACCAACGACAGGGTTTTGTGTCGCTATATCATTTGCTGTTAAACCAACATTTATTGTTGCAGTAGCCGAAGCAATGTTTGTGTTGCCAGTGGTTACATCACTACTTTGTAAATTATGATTTTGACTTAATGCCGTAGAGCCGACCGTTGGCGCACCAGTGGTCAAATCTGCTGCCGCAAATGTATTAGTTTCAGTTATTGTTAAAGTGCCAACCCTTACAGAGCCAGTTAAAACATTTGGCGCACTAAATGTCTCGTCCTCAAACATTGTTAAGGTTGGAACACTTATACCGTTTTGATTATAAACACCTGTTACTGCATGATTTTGACTTATAGCCGTAGTCGCTACCGTAGGATTGCCAAGTGTAACATCGTTTGGCTGTAAAACAATTTGCTCGACTAATGCAGTAGAACCGACAGTAGGGTTTTGAGTGATAACATTGTTACCGACTAAAACAATATCGCCTTCGCCAGTATCGGCAATCGCTGCGCCTGCTATGGGGGCAAAAGCTGTCATCTAAAACCTAAAAGTCGTTAGGGTCTGGCGGTGTCGGCCAATTAATAGTATGAGGCCATCCAGATTGTTCAGATATATCTAATAACTGTTGTCTATAATCGGTTATAGTTTGCCTTTGAGCATCTGTTAAACTTTGCCAACGCAAATTATTTGAAACTATTGGGTCAACAAAATGCTCAAAAGCTAATTGTCTTTCTGCCCTTGCTATTGCTGCTTGTTCTGCAATAACTTCTTCAGACGTTGGCGGCACATAAGCGGCATAATTTGAACCTACTAAATCAAGCAATTGCTCGTTGCTTATACTATTATCTGGGTCATGAGCAGTTAGACTATAAGGTATCCACCCTAATTCAGGATGGTTAATTTCCATATCTAATGCGCTATTGTCTTCATTCATTGACTTTGCGTTTCTTACTTCAGTTATACTCCAAATCATTATGCAACCCTCTGATAAAGTGCCAATACACGATAGCCATAATAAGCTGACCTAGTACACATATGCTCGTAAGTTCCAGACAATCCAGTTTGGCTCGTACCAGTAGACCCCCCAGAAGTTCCCCAGATTATAGGTTGAGATAAGCCGTTAGTATATCGAATAGTATATAAATCACTTCCAAATTCTCTATTGCCTCCAACAATAGGCGACCAATAAGTATATCGTGAGTCGCAGAATGCGAGCGAATAATTACCAATATAATTAAAATTGGTAGCATAAGCAGAAGCACTGTATAAATTTGTTGCTTGGCTAGTATTTCTTACGACCGATGTTCCCATATAGTTTCTAAATTTGTAACCGTTATCGTACAATTTTGTGTTTCCAGAAAACATAACAGGAGTGCCGTTTATTTGAAAAGACATTACGAAATCCTACACCAAAGAGCGGGAACCATGTCACTGCCATAAACACTTCGTGACCTAGTGCTTGTATGCCGCCACGTTCCACTCACACTTGCACCCTGATGATTTGAATTTGCTCTAACACAAGGATAAGAGTAACCATAGTTGGAGCTACCACAATAATACAAGCTACTGCTTCCAAGAGTATTATTTGCACTATAATCGTAATTAGAGCCTCTGCTTCCTACAAAAACGCCATACGTCCCAATATAATTCCAATAGCGAGGCCGTACCCAGTGTGTATCACCAAATCCAACAGCATTAATTCCATTAATAGTTTTAGGCAGTAACGTCGTAGCGAAATTCAAAGAAGTATCTATTATAGTTGTTCCAT